ATGGACGCAATCGAAAAAGAGCGTGCCGTTTTAGAGTCAGTCAAAGAGCCGTGTTTCGGACACACGCTCAAAGAGTTGCATGCCGTTCGAATGGGCTTAACCTCTTCGGGTAGCGGACCGAGTCTGGAAATTCGATTGGGTTTCCCGGCAGATGCTTCTTTCATTCAAGCACTCCGAAAAGCCGTTTCTCAGGCTTTGGACCAAGCCGGACTTGCTGCAGCCGATGTTCCCGTCCGATGGGAAGTGTTGGCGCATCGCGTCAAACTCGGCTTAAAGCCGCTTGAGGGGGTGAAAAATATCATTGCCGTCAGTTCCGCCAAGGGCGGCGTCGGTAAATCCACGGTGGCCGTTTCCCTGGCGCTTGCCTTAAGCCGTCTCGGAGCTCGCGTCGGGCTTTTAGATGCCGACGTCTACGGACCTTCGGTTCCGCTTTTGCTCGATGTACACGGAAAGCCATCTGAAACCGATGATCAAAAGATGATTCCTCTGACGGTCGGTCCTTTGCAGGTCAATTCCATCGGCTTTTTCGTCGGCGAAAGCGATTCGCTTGCTTGGCGCGGTCCAATGGCCTCGGGGGCCGTACGGCAACTGCTGGAGAAAACGCGTTGGGACCGCTTGGATTACCTCATTGTCGATATGCCGCCGGGAACCGGGGATATTCCGTTAACACTGGTTCAATCGATTCCCGTGACGGCGTCCCTTGTTGTCACGACGCCGCAAAAACTGGCGTGTGCCGATGCGGTGCGCGGATTACAGCTGTTTGAAAAAGTCGGGATTCCGGTCCTCGGCATTGTGGAAAACATGGCCTCTTTCGTGTGTCCCGAGTGCGGGCACACACATCGACTTTTCGCGAGCGGGCAAACTGAGGCACTTGCCGAGCGCTTTGCCGTTCCGATTATCGCGAGTTTGCCCTTTACTCATAAGACCGATGATTTAACGCATGAAGAGGATTGTACGGGCGACTTTGATGAGCAAATCAATCGAGCCGCTCGGTTCCTCGCCCAAGCGATTTCGCGTATGCCGAAGGACATGTCCGGCGTGATGCCGGGAGTCAGAATCGAAGGTGCGGGCTTGTCACCTAAAAAGTCCTCTTGATTCAAAAGGCTTGGTTGGCAAAGGGATGGTAGTCCGAAAATCGGCACGCATAGACACTGACAAAGAGGTTGGAAATATGTAAAATTCCGACTCTTAACTGAAATTGCACGGTTAGCTCAGGGGTAGAGCATCGTCTTCACACGGCGGGGGTCACTGGTTCGAAACCAGTACCGTGCACCAAGTCCCCTTTCTTCAAACCCTGCATTTCCCTGCATATCCTGTTTTTAAAGCCTTTTTCCCTCCCTATTTTGCGGTAAACTCGGCATAAGTCGGCATAGGTCGGCGTATTTTGTTACTTTTTTGTTACCGAAATTGTTACCGCAATTATGGCTTCCATTTCCAAAACCCCTTCGGGTACGTACGCCGTGTCGTACCGCGTGAACGGCAAACAGACTAAGCGTACCTTTAAAGACAAGAAACTCGCGCTGCGCTTTCGTGACGTAGTGGACATGGACCCGAGCGTTAAATCGACACGAGTTACCGTGGGTGAGTTGATGCTTGCCTACCGCGACAAGATGTCTGCCAAGAAGCGTGGCGCTCGTGCTGAAGGCCTGCGCTTGACAGCCCTGGCGCGCAGGACCTTCGCCTCCATACGTTTGGACAAGGTCACACACCGAGACCTGCAGGCATTCGTCGATGAGCGCACGACCGAGGTTGCGCCGGCAACGGTGGTCAGGGAAGTGGCCACTCTGTCAGCCGTATTCGCTTGGGCAAAATCACAGGATCTTATTCTCGAAAGTCCGACCAGGGGGCTTGTACTTCCCCGTCCTCCCGAGCATCGGGAACGTGTGGCCTCGGACGAAGACATTGAGAAGCTGCTTGCCGCCTCAGGCTGGGATGGAAAGAGTCCGCCTTGCAATAACATGCAGACGGTCATCGCCGCATTCCTCTTCTCGTGTCGGACGGGAATGAGAGCCGGCGAGATACTACAGCTTGAAGTATCTTGGATAGACGGCTGCGTAATACACCTACCTGCAAGCGCCACGAAGACGGCCACCAGGCGGGATGTTGCCCTCGGTAAAGATGCCCTGCGTCTTCTTGCCCTGGTAAAGGAAGCCAACGGCAATGACCTCTTTCAAATGCGCTCGGGCTTACGAGACGCCCTGTTCCGCAAAGTCCGCGACAGGGCAGGGCTAGGGCCCGTGCTCGATTCGCACGGCAACGTTATTAAAGAGGGGCTACACTTCCATGACGGACGCGCGACTTTCGCTACGTGGGCGGCAAGCCCCGACCCCGAGACGGGCGCTCCGCGGCTCGATGTGATGGCGCTATCTCGCCAGACGGGCCACAGAGACCTGAAGATGCTCATGCGCTACTACCGCGCTACGGCACAAGAGATTGCGAAACGATTGAAATAAAAACGGGGGCATGTGCCCCCGTGTCTGCAATCACGTGAAAGTTATAGCATCACTTCCCCATAAACTCTCCTTCACCTATGTTAAAAACTGACTCGTTGGCGGCGCGATACTGCTTGACGCGCTCCTTGAGCCAGGCTTCTACTTCCTCCCTGACCCAGCGGTTCCGTCCGCCCTCTACAAGCTGGATAGGACGGGGAAACGACGGGTCACGGAGAATCTTTCTCAAGCCTGAAGAATCCTCATCGTAGCCGCAAAGCAGGGCGACCCCTGTGGAGGTGAGTAGACTCGCTTGCAGCTTCACGACTTCCAAGGCAACCTCTCGTGCGAAATTCTTATCCATGTACTTTCTCCAAAAGAATATCCATTACGCCGCGCTTAGTGGCCAGTCGCTCGGCCACGGCCATGTCTAAAGTGCCGTCGGCTACGATGTTGTAGATAAAGACAGCCCGGGGATGTCCTGCCTGCTTCTGTCGTGTCGGCCCGATGCGTTCGATAATCTGCTCGTGTTCCTCAAGGTTCCAACCGCGAGAAAAGAACACGAGGATGTTCCCACCGTCTTGCAGATTAAGCCCGTGACCACACGATGCCGGGTGCGCGAGAAGCATCTGAATCTTCCCTTGATTCCAGGCGCGAATAGTCGCGGGATTCGAATCGAGTATTTTCGCAGTCGGAAAGGCCTTCCGAATACGATCCAATTCATGTTTAAACTGGTACGCAACGAGAAGTGGCGCACCTGATGCTTCGGAAACAATCGACTCAAGAGCCGATATCTTTTCGTCATGCGTCGTAACATAATCTCCGTTCTCCGTATAAAGGGCACCACCCGCAAGCTGTAGGCACCGTCCTGTCATTGCCGCTGCATTGGGGCTTTCAACCGATTCGCCGTTGGCCAACTCAACGAACAGGTTCCGCTGCATTTCCCGATACAGCTCCATCGCCTTCTTGGGAAGCGTGACGTGCACATCTGACTCAATAGGTTTGTCGACCGGGAAATAGTCCTCGGTATTAATCTTGAGCGTCACATCCTGCAGGCGCTCTTGGATTTGCTCATCGGCAAACGGGAGCAAGTCGTACTGCACGGCAAAGGCGTTCGCCCCGACACGCCGCGGTGTGAAGAACTGGTCGTGGTAAGCGACCATGGATGACCCGAGGCGCTTGCCTTTGTCGATGAACCACATCTGCCCCCACAGGTCCTCATAGCCGTTCGGTGCCGGGGTTCCTGTCAGCTCGATAAAGCGCTTGCAGTAAAGGTGAGCCACGCGGCCGAGCTCACGCGCCCTCTGGCTTCCCTGACGCAGACGGAAGGACTTGAGCCGTGTCGATTCGTCTGCGACGATAATCTTGTACGGCCACCCGCGTCCCCAATACTTAACTAAGTCGGGAATGCGCTCATAGTTAACGCAATACACGTCCGCTGTGGACGTGATGGCATTGAGAAACTCGTCCTTGCTGCCGACCGCTGAGATAACGTGCAAACCCCTAAGATGCTCCCACTTGCGAGCTTCCTCCGGCCACGTTGTTGCCGCCACGCGCTTGGGTGCGAGCACAAGCACAGGCCCGTCTTCGAAAAAGTCGAGGACCTGCTTGAGCGCAGTCAGGGTAGACACAGTCTTGCCCAGACCCATGCCGGCCCAAACGGCCAAGCGCGGATGCTCGACAATCGCATCAATGATGCGCTTCTGATACGGACGCGGCGTAAAAGCTGTCATGACAGAATCCACGGGCACATGGCATAGACAACGCCGCCCACAGCCATGGCGATAACGGTCGTCAGACCGAAAGATACTTTTAATGCGAACACGAATGCCTCATCTAGTTCTTTCATTCGAATTTCTCCTTTTCCGGCGCGTAGCGCCAGGAGATAATTTCCTTATGCGGGATTCGCTTGTCTTTGTAGAGCAGGGGACGGAACTCGTCGCCTTTACGCATGGCATACAGACAGATACTTAGTGCCGTCACGGTGCTCCTGACCCTTGCAAGAATCCGCAAATTTTTAATCGGCCACGTCGTCTCATCGAAGGGCTTGAATACCGTCCACGTCACCATTGCTTACCCTCCGCTCGGCGTGCGTGGATGTCGACTTTCTCTTCATAAAGCCGACTGGTTTGTGCATCGCCCTTGTCCTTGGCCAAAAGGACGTTCATTCGGAAAAGCACCTCGGCCATTCCTTCATGCTCTAAGAATGTGCTTTGCGACGAATCGCTCCCCTGGCGATTAAGAATTCGTGTGCACAAATCCATGCAGGCCTTCGCAAGCTCGCGCTCATGCTCGATGCGACTTCCGGTCTTGGCCAAAATAAGAAACTTTTGATTCACGTGATGCTCCTTTAAACTAAATCCAGAGGACTTACATCCTCACTGTCAATAACGAATACCCGACAACCTGCCTTCTCCATCCGGGCGATCTCCCTCTCTTGGTGCGGGCGAAGTTTCTCGCCAGGCGCCTTGAACTCAATCCAATAATGGCGGCCATTGACCATCACGAAGCGGTCCGGCGCCCCACGCCTGCCTTCCCAGGCGCACTTGCGCACGTCAAGCCCGAGCGCTTTGCACCGCGCTAGGAACTTGGCAATCACTCGACCTTCGGGCGTCGTCATGCTTTCGCTCCTTTGCCCTCAGCAACTCGATCGTAGAATTCGTCAATCACTTCTTTTGCCTTCGCAAGGATTTCAACCCCAACCCCGAGGGCGTGATACGCGGGTACGACAAGCGTCACACCACCTTCCTCGCCGTCGAACGTTATGTGAAGACGTCCCGTCTCAACGTCCTTCTCGACGGCCATTCCCGTTGCCTTAATACAAAGATCCTTACAACTCACTTCACTCATCGTTAGTCCGCCTTCTTGTATCGATTGCCTACAAAGCCGTCTACAGCGAGCGGTAGCCCCCTGTAAACCGTACTTGTAGGCTTAGTCATAACGGATACCAAGAAGTCGTAGGCCTTTCGGCCGTTGACTTCCGGCACCTCACACACAATCTCGTCATGCACGTGCATCACAGGGCACATGCCTGCTTTCTCCAAGCGCACAAGCGCACCGCACAGAAGGTCGCAGCTTGTCGCCTGGACAATGTTTTCCACGCACTTGACACCGTGGGTTTCGAGTCGGCACCATTTGCGCACTTTCTGATCAATGCCGAGGTACGTAAAGGACCCCGACTGCTCGTCGTTAATCTTCGGCTTGGCATACACGAGCTTGCGGCCGGCAGGAAGGCGTACCGTCAGATACTGACCGTCGTACTTGGCCGCAATGCCCCGACGCACGGGAAACTCGATACCGGGGTTCTCAATGGCGTTAATGCAAGCCGTGCCTACTAAGTCCCAAAACTCGGCAATACGCGGGTTGGCCAAACGCCAGGCGCGCTTGACAGCATCAACCGCGACAAACGTGTGCTTATCTAAGTCACACGTGCGGTCGTTCTTGACGAACCAATCCCAAGACTTATCGGCTTCAGCGACGATGACGGGATCGAGGGCGGCGTAAATGTCATCGGCCACGGCCCTCAGATTCATTCCGTACCCGTTGGCGAACGTGACAAATGCACCCGCTCCGCCCCCATACCCCAGGGCAAGTTCTAGCACTTTGCCCATTTGCCGTTGCGGCTTCGTCACATCTTCCGGACGAATGCCGAATGTTTTGCCGTACGTCATCTTGTACAGGTCGTGTCCGTGCCCTGCATCGAAATCTCGGAAAGCCTTAAGCTTCCACTCCTCGCCGGCAAGCCAAGCGAGCACACGGCCTTCCACGTTGCTCCAGTCAGCCACGGCAAACGTTTTGCCCTCGGGCGCGACGATGAGGCCTCGCAGGCACGTAGAAAGGACAGGGCGCACGTCTTCATAAAAAGACTCGGCCACTCCTGCCTTGATCAAATCGATAGCCTCGAAGAATCCCGCCTCCTTAAAGGCAGGGCGGGCAAGATTCTGCGGTTGGAAGATGCGCCCGGCAAAGCGCCCGGTTCGCATCGCACCACGGAATTGGAGTGTGCCGCGCAAGCGCCCGTCCGATGACACGGCATCGAGCACCTTCTCGTACTTCGTGGCGCTTGTGGCCGCGCTCGCAAGACGCAGGCGCAGCAGATCCTTAACAGGTTCCGGCACATCGTCGGCGTCAATCTTCCGTTCGACTTCGGCCTTGGTCATAGACGACAAGCGCCAGCCGTACTGCTTCTCGATGAACTTGAGCATAGCGTCGCGCTGCGTGGCCCGAGTCACTTCGCCGCCGGTGAGCTCAGCCGTACGCATAGCGAGGCCCTCCTTGTGCTCCTTATCAAGGCGCAGGGCACCCTTGGCCAACTCTTGGTCGATAAGGTACCCACGGCGGTTAATGGCAGCATCCGTGAGCTGGATCTCTCGCTCCTCTTTCGTACAGTTGAACTTCGGGAGGCGTTTGAATACCTCGCGCATGGACACGATGTCCATACGGCAATATTCTTTGAATAAATCCCAATCAGCAGGGCGGTTCTCTTTCGTCGCTCTGCGGTCTTTCCAGTTAGAGGGCAGGGGTTTGCAGAAAAGGTTCACAAGCCGCGAGCCGTCGGCCATCTTCGATTCGCTCTCGGCAAGTCCGAAGACCTTGCACAGGTCCGCAAGCGCACCGGGAAGGCCGTGCTCGTAGGCAATGACCATCGAATCGATGATGCGCTTAGGGCTCCAGTCGTACTGGGGCAATACGTGCGCGAGCACGACTGAATCGAACTGCATGCCGTTGTGGAACACAAGGCGCGTTGCCTCGTCACGCAAGGCCTTGTCGAGCTCGGCCGGCACAGGCTCGCACGTTGCATCCCACACCTTGGCAGGACCGTCGGCGAGCGCATAGCCGAAAAGCAAAAGCTCCGCTGTCTCTGCGTACTTATGTGTGCCGACGCTAATCGGCATTTGGTTAAAGGACTCTATATCGGCGAATACGAGAGTCATACCTGTACCTCTAGAAACTTTCTGCACTTCCGACTCAAATACAATCGCTTCCAAGCATCTCTAGTTAACTTGCGAACGCCTGTTGCGTAGTCTTGTTTTAAGTTTTCAGAACGGGTTCCATATCGCAGATTTTCAAGTCGATTGTCATAAGGCACGCCATTCAAATGCAAAACATCTACTAAGGTACCCGTAACTACTGGACGCTTGCCGACAAAGGCCTCTAAAACAAGCTGGTGCACCTGCCGAGAATTTCCTTTACCTAATGCCACCGAAAGGTGTCCTGTATTTGTTCGCCCCGGTCGGAGAATTCGGCCTTTTAGCCACCTTCTTGACTCCTTCTTGTTTCTTGTCAATTTGTGAACGTAGCGCGACACGGATCTAACACGGCCCGTGTCACTCACTTCGTACTTTCCTTCGTAGCCCACAACAGGTAGCCAGCGTTCCATTGCTTTTCCTTAAAAAATGTCGCGGGGTAACCGGACGACAGGGACACGGAAATGACGGCAACGTATACAAGCCAAAACCGGAAACCCTTTAGAACCCGAGGGAATCAACAGAAACCCCGGGCCGCCGGAGAGTCCACCCAACGATGGACGAGCACTACATCCTCCGGTTCCCCGATAAAGCCTCCGTCGCCAGGGGCTTTACCGGGAAGGCTCCGTCAGGAGCCAACCCGATGTTCTACTTAGCTAAACGCATCCAACTCGTCAGCGAAGTCGTCGTTGGCCGCAACCGGCGTGGCTAACGCCTCGAAGTCGTCAGCCGTCGCACGGATTCCGGAGCCTTCGAACGGCTCACCCTCTTTACGGAAGTGAACCGAAACGAGCTCGAAGGACACGCCTTTTGAGCCGCTTGCGTCATAACACCAGGACTGCACGACTACGTCGATGTAGTCGCCCGACCGGGGCATATCCGCTTGCGATGTAAGCACCCGCTTTAAGTCAGCCGAGTACACAATCGGGGCACCGTTCTCCTCCCGGCGCTTTGCATTGATGTACCAGCGTTGGCGGTCGGTATCGTGCTGCAGGCCACGTGTGTTCTTGTTCTCCTTAGCGGCAGCAAAAACACGCTCGGCTTTGTCACCGAACTTGGCCACAAAGGCCTCTTTCATGCCCGCAGCGACTTTCTGCAAGTTCTCCTTGTCGTCTTCCGCGATCACAATCTGGGCGCTGTAGAACTTGCGTCCGTCTTGCGAGTAGCGGTTCTCTTGAGCGACCACCAGGCGCGGAAAATTAATCCGCACGTTCTTCAAAATAATCTTTGCCATATTTAAATTCCTAGATAAATTATTTTTAATTCAATTCTCAATCGCTTCGAAATCTGATGAACTTGCCGCCGTAATCGCCGGCCGTTTATCTGACTCCTCTACGACTGAGGGTTTACCCTCGGACTGCGTAACGCAGTCACGGATTTTTTGCTGCTGTTGGGTACCCAGCAGTTTCGGATTGGCCTTTAAGGCCGCTTCGAATTTGGTCGGAGAGATGAGCTTGAAGTCGTACATTTCCTCACGCTTCAAACGCATGCTCTTCATGAGTTTTTCCACCTGGGCATCGTCTGCCCACTTGCGCGGTCCCTTGCGACCGGCGACTAGCTTGTAGCCGGGAATCTTCTCGCCCTGACCGAGGCGCGCCGTGACGGACTCCCGGACCATCTTGGTAAAGGTCTCCAGAGCCGGCAGGAGGCTGTAGGCCTTAGCGAGTTTCTCCGGATCGTCCGGAACACGGATGACCTGCACAGCCTCGGGCTTCGGTTCGTCCGCTTTGTAGTCCACAAGCGCAGCCGAGGCCGCTTGTTCAGCTAACATCGGGCACTTGGTTTTGCCACGGCACCACCGGCACACCGATTCGTTGCAGCAGTAGTCGTCCTGCCCGACATTCGGCTTTTCCTCTTCGTTGTAAAAGCGGATTGCCTTCTCGGCGCGGGGTCGCACGTTCGCCTTGAACGCCTCCAATTGCTCGGGCGTCAGCTCCCACTGGTTCACGCCGCCGGCACGCGGCTGCACGATGGCCAAATGCACGTGCTCGATATCGTCGTAAAGCAGCGAGACCTCGTCCCAGAGCGCGGCCGCATAGATCGAAAGCTGCTCGTTTCGTTCAGCTGACACGGGCACGCCGGCGCCGTACTTAAGGTCAATCACCCACATGTGGCCGGGGTAGGCGATAAGGCAATCAATCGTGCCCTTTGCGCCTTCCTCGGACGTAACCGGCGAAACGTCGACCGGATGCTCGAACGCGATATAAGCGCATTCGTCTGCCTCCTTTGCCTCGGCAATTCGTTCAGCTACGAAGCGCACGTACTCGCCGACGTACTCACCCATCTCCCGACCACAGTCCTCCGAGAAACGGATGTCCGCCGGCGTGCAAGGCGCGTCCTCGAACATTTGCCGGAGCGTTCGTTCAGCTAGGGAATGCGCTTTTGTGCCTTCTTCGGCATAGGGTGAGGATGGATTGGGGACGCCCTTTTCAAGCCAGGCGGAAGCCGGACAACACGCCCAGGTGTGGGCGTGACTCGGACTTAATATTGCGTGTTTGCCCGGCATTGATCAGGCCTCCTTCAAAGCCTTATCGGCGTTTGCGCAGAAAATCTGAACCTGCTCCGCCGTCAGGGCAGAAAGTTTCTTCACGCCCACCGAGTCCAAAAGGCCCCGGAGCGCATCGGCGCCGCGGTTCTTTAAAAGCGCGGTCGCTTTGCTGCGGGCATCGGCCAGAGAAAACGCCTTCGGCTTTTCTTCCGAAATTTTTCCAGCGGCCGCTTGTTCAGCTACGGGCGCGGTTTCGGGTTCGGCCTTTTGCGGCGTTTCGGCGGCTTTGGCAGGCGCTTCGAAAGGCGGATCGCTCGGGTCCTCGCCCGGTTTACACGGGATTCCGTCTTTTTCCACATCCTCACAGCCGCCGGCCTCCCATTCCTGGGCGGTTCCGCGGACTTCGTCGCGTTCGCGCTCTGCGGGCGAGCGGTCCGACCGGTCCGACCGGTCAAACCGTTCGGCATTCGCCGCGCCTCGGACGGCCATCGCCGCAGCCAGTTTCTCAAGTGCCCCGGCGTGCGCTTGCAGCGCACCGGCTAGGGATTCGATAGAGCTTTCAAGACTCATGTAAAAACCTCCTTTTTCGGTTACTTTTAAAAGGCCGCCGATCGCACCGACGGACTTTTAAAAGTGCCCCCGGAGCCCGGGGGCGCAGCGTCTATTTGAACGAGAGCCTCGAAAAAAGCGCCTCGCAAAAAGCCTTTTCCTCAAAGCGAATAAACGTGCCGACTCGCCCGCCGCGGGGCGCGTCGTTTCCCAGCTCATAGGCGACGCCCAGGGCGTCTAAAAGCCGCATCGCGTCATCGTGTAGTGCCGTAGACAGACGCGCAAACCGGCCGCGGCCGCGGGATTCAATCCCGTGCAATTTCCGCAGCATGGATGTAAAGTCATGATTGCAGCCGGCCACGGGTGCATATACCAGGGCATACGCCACTTTCTTACCCCACTTAGTCAGGGCCCCGCCGTTTTTAAAAAGTTTTGCCATTTTTTGTTTCTCCGTATTTAAAAAAGATTGATGATCCCCTCGACCGCGAGCACCTCTAAAAGGACGCTTACGGCGAGCACGGCGATAAAACCGAGGATCCAAGAGGGGGGAAGGCCGTCATTCATAGCCGCGACCACATAACGCAGCGCCCATCGCACACAAGCCAGATCTCGGAGGCGAGCGCCGCATCAAATTCAACTCGGTAGCCACACGGCGAACAGTCGACGGTGCCGACAACTTCGGCCAGGGCCTCCGGGAAGGTTTTTGAGTATTCGCTACTCATCGAGGCCACCACATACCAGCGGCGGCCCTTCAGGTCGATGCCGGTTTTCTTTTCGAAGTGGGTCACAGCCCGCAGAATGTTTCGTTTCGCCGGGCTTGCCGGGATTTGAGAAATATGCGAGACATCAAGCAGCATAATCAGGCCCCCTTTTTCTGCTGCTCAATCGCAGCCCGGGCAGACGGTTCGGCCTTGCGGGCGAGCTCGCTAAGTAGCTCCATCACAGCCGCATAAATCTCCCCCGGCGTGACTTCGTCCATTACAGCCGCCGGCATATTGCCTTCCCAGCGGGCATCGGGATCCGCCGCTATATCTGCGACAGGGTCCCCATCTGCGAAAGCTATTTCGAATTCGGTTTTAGCCATGTACCCGGCATTCAAGGCGACAACCGTAACGCCCTGCCAGACGCCTCGCGGCTCGTCGCTGCAGGCGTCTAAGGGCTCCCAATCCGTGGGGCTGATTTCCGCGAAAAACTCTAAGCGGGTGTCGGTAATTCTCTTTGCAACGGCGATTAAAGACATATCTAGCCCTCCGCATATTCTCGGATGAGATGGGCGACATCAGCGCCGGCACCGGCGTCCGTGTCGACGTCTACGGACAGGCTCGTACCCGCCCAGCTGTAATCGAACGTGAGCCGGTCGCGATAGCTGTCATAAGTGAAAGAGGCGGCAGGCCCGCCAAGGGCGACCGTTGCCTCAGCCTGGTATGTGTCCGCTTCCTCGTTGCGATACACCTGAAAATCAAGCCAGGATTCCGCATCCTGATCTTCAAGATAGGTCGCCAGGGAGTTAGCCGCATCGGCTAAAAAATCCGGGTCACGCAGTGCGCTGGTATTGAAATAGGCGTTACCTAGATGGGCATTGCATTCTGTTTTAGCAAATGCCTCGAAAAATTTTTGAGTGTTCGTCATTTTTTATTTCTCCGTTAAAAAGTTGTTTGAGTGAGTTAGAGCAGTGATCCCGCAGCCATCACCAGGGCGAGGGCGGACACTGTGAAAGCAAAGCCGGCCAGGGCGACGGCGGCTATATAGAGGTAATCACGAATCGTCATTTTTTTGTCTCCTAAAAGTTGTTAAAAACATGCTTTCCTGATGCAAAGCATTATACACGCATGTCTAGAAAATACTTAGAAAAGCATTAAAAAAGTTTGACCAAAATCAAAAGAACCGTAAAGAAAAAAGGCGTGCCGGTGCTTTTCCAGGGGGTGCCGCCGCTGGGTGCTTGCAATCTTTTGCAGATAGATAACCGTTATTATTTGAACGGTTATCACTATGCAGATTTTTGCAAGAAAAAACGTTAATACATTGATTTATAAGGGAAAGTGATTTGAGTGACGCTTATAAAAAGTTTGAAATGTGTGAAAAAGCATTAAAAAAGCGAGTGCTATAGGGGGTTTTAAAAAACCGTCACCATCGTCACCGAATGGCATATAAGTGGCTGAATTTAAAAGGAATTTTATAAAAAGTGTGTAAAATCAACGGTTAGCAGCTGTTTACATATGTGAAAAGTTGCAAAGAGGCGTTTTCGAGGCCGCCCCCTGGCTGGGTGCGTGCTTAAAAAATAGGCACGCTTTACAGTCGGAAAATCGGGGGCTTTTCGGCAGGCTCGCCGGCACCGGTGACCGTGGCAGGCTCGCAGCGTCTCAGGCTCTCAGGGCCCCAGGCTCTCAGGCTCGCAGCCCCTGCATGCCCGGCACCGTGTGCCCGTGTGCCCGAGTGCCCGAGTGGCCGTGGCAAGACCTCAGGCTTTCAGGCTCTCAGCCCCCGGGTAGCCGTGTGGCCGTGGCGAGAAATGTAAAGATTGCCTAAAATCTGGGCAAGGTACGATGTGCGCGCGGCAGCTGGGGGTGCTTATGGCAGTCTACAAACTCAAGGTGGTGATGTTGCGGCGGGCAATCGACGCCCTGGACGCAGGTTTTAGCCTCCGAGCCGTGGCCGAGGCTACGGGCATTCCGCTCAGCACGCTACACGCGGCGCAGTCCGGAAAATTAGCTTATCTTTTTGAGGGGGATGATTATGCTCGATCTTTTCGCGGTAAGCCCGGCGACATCCGAGCCGGGCGCGGCCGACAAGCCGGAAACAAAACCCCCGGAGAAAATTCTTAAAAAAGCAGCAGGGGTGGGGGTACCCCCAAAAAATTTTCACGAATCGAGGGGGAATATCGACCAAGTAGTAGACCCTTCCAAAATCCATTCTGACCCTTGCAAAAAAGCACAAGGCCCTCTTATCCCCGCCTCCCCTACTCCTGTCAAAGGCAAGTATCCGAGGGTCAGTGCGATGGTCAAACCGCCGACAGAAGAAGCGCTGCGAGAAGAAGGGGTGATTGTGGAGGATGCAGACGATCCGAGGCGCACGGACAAGTGGCGTCCTGAATGGAGGCCGAAAGCGATAGGCCGTGGCCGGCGTGGGTGGCATGCGAACATTAATGCGGTTCATTTAGTGGAATCGAAGACGCAACTTCCGAAGCCTGACGTGATTAACTGGGCGGAGCATTTGAAGGGGAGGAAGAAGCAAAGTGCACTTCCGTGGGATGAGATTGAGCCGGACATTTTGAACTTTGTTGCGGCCGGCGGGACGGTGACGGCGTACTGTGCGGCGAGCGGGCTGAACCGTCATGCGGCCTTGAAGCACCAGATGCTCAAGCCGGAATTTGCGACGGCACTGGCAGAAGCGCGGAAAGCGGGGGCAGATGCTCTGGCGGCGGAAGCTTTGACGATTGCATCGACGCCGATGATGACTGAGGAGCGCATCACGGTCTTTGACAAGAACGACGAGATTGTTACCCGGAGTGTGAAGGTCGCGGACAACACCTATGCGCGGAAGTTGGCATTTCAAGCGAGAATGCAGCTGTTGGAGAAATGGGCACCTGAGAAGTACGGACCGAATGCGAAGGCAGAAGTGAGCGGCGGGATGGCTGAGAAGCTACGAGCGGCGCGTGATCGGATCCGCACGAAGCTCAAGGATGAGCGACGGGCGGCTAAGGCTGCCGATGCCTCCTGAAGACGGCCCACCCCTCCACGTAGGCCACGATACGGTCCACGGGCACGCTTTGTCCTGAGGCGGTCTTGAGGGTGATACGGCCGAGGGAAACTGAGGGCGTACCGAGCACGAGGGCCCTACCTCCGTTATCGAGCGCTACGACGCCGACAGCGGGGGCATCGGGCTCTAAGCGAGGCCTATCGGGGTAAGGCTCGACGGCGAGGTAAAGAAGTGCGCCCCGGGGCACGACAGGGGCCAAGTCATCGGTGGGCATATAAGCGGTAAGCGTCGGCTCATCGCCCTCATCTCTTGCGACAGCGACGGCCGTCTCCCAAGCCTGCGCCCTTTTCTCATCATCAAGGAGCACTTCAGGCTCGACGTGGCACGACGGGGTTGCCGGGCAGAGGGCGGCCCTGCGCTCTTCGGCTGTTGTGGGGTCGTCCTGGGCGAGGGCCCTTACGACACCGGTCTCGCCATCTACGATAGGCTGTGTGCGCAGCGCCCACGGGTCGACGTTAAGCGCCTTGGCCAACGCTCGGACGGTGGCATCACGGGGTACGGTTTGCCCTTTCACGATGCGAGAGATTGTGGGCTGATTGACGCCTGATAGTCGAGACAGGTCATTGTGCGACAGCCCATATCTGTCAAGAAGTGTCTTGATGTTGCTAATAAAAATCGAAGTCATGTCGTATTTCTCTGTTTTCACGCAATCGGCATTATACGTAGACGTAATGCTTTTCTCATGCTTTGTATAAAAGTTTTTGCAAGTCTTTGTTAAATACTATACAATGCTTTTCTAATGGCACTTTAATGAGGGGAAGTAATGCTTAAAACAGCTAAAGAGATGGTAGCGGAGCTATATGGCTGGGGGATGTCCTGCGACCGTATTGCGAAAGAAACAAAACTTCGGCAGTCAATTATCTATCGGATTCTGAAACAGCAAGTTAAAAGGCCTCACCTCGAAACCGAACTCAAAATCCGCAACTTGTACGACAAGTACATCGGGAAGGGGGCTTAGGGATGTATATCGAACTGCCGCTATTGACCGTTGTAACCGTGCTCATCCTTGCTGTAGTTGTAGCCTATTTAGCCTTTAATTCTATTTTCGTGCACATACAAATAAAGGAACTCTGGCACGAGATTTCAAAATTACCTTGCGGCCGTGGCTTGACCACTAGTAAGACTTCAAGCGGAGCCTCGTTTGGGCGTAGTCGTACGTCGAAGGACAGTGAGTCTTTGAAAGCATCCTCGGAAGGGCACCATTGATGTATTCGGCTTCGATATGTAATTCCTTCTCTGGGACAGGGTGTCGTTATTCGGTACCCCGGAACGCTGATGCTTTTGTAGTGAACGGTGACATCTCCGGGGTAGAGGCGAAAAGCTATGTGAAGTCTGTCAGCTTTCGGAGTGAAAGTGGCAACGTCGGATATCCAAGGCTTTCCCATAGCGCGCAAACGCCGTTCGTAGAGGCCGAAGCCGACACTGACTATAGCTGCGAGGGCGGCAATCGTGCTGATGATTTCGACAAGTGGCACAAGTTTCTCCTTCTTGTTTGAGGTAATGGCTTTGACAACACAATTATCGCAGGCAAGAAGGAGTCCTTTTTAGGTAAGAAAAAATGATTCGTGAGCAAGGCGCGAAGTTAGTAAGCAAGGGCTATGCCGTCATTCCGGTCAGGCCCAACAGTAAGATTCCGAGTATCCCCTCATGGCAGAAAAATCCGCTTTCCGAGCAGGACTGCCTTTCCCGTCCGGAGGACGAGGGCGTAGGGCTTCTTTGCGGGTACGGCGACCACCCCCTCTTGGGAATTGACTGCGATATCGAGGACGATGCGGATCTTGCAGCATCCGTTCGCAATCGCTTCGATACGATTCTTCACTTTGAGGAAACGAACCCGATTCGGCACGGTAAACGACCGAAGTTCATGATTCTCGGGGCTATGAAGTCCGACGAGCGTTTCTCAAAGATGTCGTCTGTCAAGTACACCAAGGACGGTGGCAAAACGACCGTACAGGTCGAAATGCTCGGCGTCGGCCACTACTTCGTGGCCTACGGCATCCACCCGGATACAGGCAAAGCCTATGAGTGGGAAGAGGGTCTAATGGGAGCCGGGCCCGAGGACTGGAGTCCTTCTGACTTTGCCCCTATCGCACTTGAAGACCTTAAAGCGTGCATTGCCGCCTTTGAGGAGGAAGTGGCCAAGCGCGGCGGTTACCAACCTGTTGGCTCGGCAACCGGGAGCACGGAGGTGCTTGATTGGACGAGTCGGGAGCCGCAGAAAGCACCGATGGAGCTTAAGCCCCATTTCGTTGAGAAGGTCTTAGAGGACCTGACGACGGAAAAGAAAATCGATGCAGACAGTTACGACAACTGGCTCCAGGTCGGCATGGCGCTGCATCATCAGTTTGCAGGGGGTGTTGAGGGTTTGAATATTTGGGACACCTGGTCAGCAGCCTCTGCGAAGTACAAGCCCGGTGTCTGCGCGACCAAGTGGGCAACCTTCGGCAAGTACCCGGCCAAGATGAAAACGATGCGCTCGTTTGTCTACGCCTGGTACGCCTTGGGATTAAACGGAAAATACTCGTTTTGTGAAACGGGCATCGTTCACCGCATTATCCGAGAGTCGGGGGACAGGATTCGGTTTCTTGCCGACGCGAATCGCTTCCGCGAGTGCAACAAGCTTACCGGCCGTTGGATTGATACGGACGATGTCTGCATCCAGCATCAGGTTTTCAACCAGATTGAGTACGGCTTGGAAGACGAGGCCAAGGACATCAAGGAGCAGGGCTTTGAGGAACGAGCAACGGCTTTATTGTCTTTCCGCTCCAAGTGCCGGGCCTCGATGAGCCGTGTTTTGACAAGTGTTTGTAAGGACATGAAGGCGACGACGACGGCCAAGTTTGCTGACTTTGACGCAGATGCGAATCTGTTCGGTGTCGGGAACGGCGTTTTGGACTTGGCCAAGGGGCGCTTCTTGGGGGCAAAGCCCGAGCTCATGATTTCTAAGGGTTCTTTCGTGGACTATGTCGAGGGAGCGAGAAACGCCCGTTGGGAGCAGTTTATCCAAGAGGTTACCGGGGGTGACGAGACAACGGCCGATTACCTGCAGCGCGTCGTCGGGTATGCGATGAGCGGAGTGCCGAATCAGCACCTGATGTTCTTTTTAATCGGTCGCGGCTGTAACGGCAAGTCCGTGTTTCTCAACACGCTTTCGAAGGTATTCGGGAGCTATCACAAAGCCGTGCCGGCGGACTACTTCACGATGACGGAAAAGCAGGTACAGGGGACCGGAAAAGGGCCCGATGCAACGCTCGTGTCCATGGCGGGCTCAAGGCTTTGCGTGAGCGCGGAGACGGCGCTCGGCGCCTCGATGCAAGAGGCCGTGATTAAACGCCTCGTGAGCCGAGACGTCCTTACGGCTCGTGCTTTGTACAGTAACTCCGTGATGGAGATTATTCCGACATGGGTTTTGTTTGTGGCCACGAACCACTTTCCGGATGTGCGTACACGAGACAAGGGCACCTGGAGACGCATCCGAGCCATTGAGTTCGGCGTGGATTTTGACGACGGCAAGCACGAGATGGACCCGTGGCTTGAAGACAAGTTGGCACAGAATCTGCCCGGCATTCTCAATTGGTGCATCGAGGGCTATCGCAAGTACCGCAAGTACGGCCTTACGCAGTCCGATTCAGCGAAGACCTTTACCGAGCAGCTGCAGGAGCAGGGCAACTACATCGGCCGTTGGCTTGCCGATAAGTGCGTTAAGAGTGCCGATGCCGAGGTGCTGCTCAAAGATGCTTTCGCCTCGTGGCGCGCATGGAGTGCCAAGGAGGGCGGGTTTGAGTATTGCCCCAACGACAAGGTGTTCGGCCAATCGCTTGCGGAGTGCGGATTTAACAAACATAAGACGAACAAGGGGTTACTGATGCAGGGCTTTCGACTTCTTACGGACGAGGAGTTAGCTGCCAGGCAGGAAGCCGAGGACGAGGAAGAGATTCGGGAATTGTTTATTTAAAAGGAGGGAAACACATGGTCGATATGGTTAATCATCCGCCGCATTACGAGCAGCAGTCGATTCGTGTTGAGCCGATTGACATTCTGCAGTTTGCCCCGTTTGATCTGGGCAATGCCTTGAAGTACATCATCCGGTCCAAGCATAAGGGCAATGAATTGCTGGACTTGAAGAAGGCTGAGTTTTACTTGCAACGTATCGTAGACAATGAAAACTTCACACACCGAGAGCATATCAACTGGTTTGCGGAGCAGTACGGACACTTAGTTCGGCGTTTTGAAGGCTGTGAGACGTTCGAGTGGCATACGTGTGCTGATGTAACACGCATTCTTAATGATGTGCAAGAGCGTATTGAGACTCTAGAGAAGTGAAGGTTTGGGTTGTTCCGGAGGGAGCCGAGCAAGCATCCTTGCCCCCGCTTCTCGGCTCCCGATGGGCTTGGAGAAATCATGGACGAAAGAGAACGAATTATTGCGACGCACTACGGTTTGCGTCATCAGTTGGAAAAGACGCAAGAGGAGTTGCGTGAATTGAACACTGCAATCTTGAAGCATCTTGCCGGCCCGACACCGAAAACACGAGAGGCTGTGATTGAGGAAGCGATCGACTGCGAGGTGCTGTTCGAGCAACTCAAGTATCTATTGAGCGTGGGCGATCGAGAAGCCAACTTGTACAAGGATTTCAAGATTAACCGCCAGCTGGCACGGATCGGAGAATGGGAGAAGATACCCAAGGGAGGGGACAATGTCGGGCAATGACGAGTTTTTCGCGGACCTTGCTGCGTGTTACGACGACCCCTTAAGGTTCGTCTTGTGGGCGTTCCCGTGGGGCACAACGCCTGAGCTTTCGCTTGTGACGCTCAAGGAGCCGTGGGCCTCGCGGTATCCCGGTTGTAAGTACGGCCCCGACAAGTGGGCCTGCGAAGTCCTCGACTACGTCGGCGAGCAAGTTAGGGCCAACGCCTTTGACGGGGTGCACGCCGTTAAGCCCGTACAGGTCGCCGTGGCTTCAGGCCATGGATTAGGAAAATCAGCTATCACGGCATGGCTCGTCTGCTGGATTATGGCCACCCGTCCGGGAGCCAAGGGCGCAGTGACGGCAAACACGGCTTCGCAGCTTGAAACGAAAACGTTCGCTGAAATCTCCAAGTGGCTTAAACGTTCGCTTGTCCGAGACTTGTTCGACATCAAGGCCTCGTCCGTTGTTCAAAAGGATGAGCCGGAATCGTGGCGAGTGGACGCGCTTACGTGCCGAGAGGAAAACTCGGAAGCGTTTGCCGGCCAGCACGCCGCATCCTCGACGTCTTTCTACATTTTCGACGAAGCGTCAGCCGTTCCTGACAAGATCTGGGAAGTGGCCGAGGGTGGCTTGACCGACGGCGAGCCGATGTGGTTTGTGTTCGGAAACCCGACACGTAATACGGGGCGATTCAAGGAATGCTTCGGGCGTTTTCGTGAACAGTGGAAAACGTTCCAGATTGACTCACGTGAAGCCCAGATTACGAACAAAGAGCAGATTGCCGTCTGGGCCAAGGAGTACGGGGAGGATTCGGACTTCTTCCGTGTTCGTGTCCGTGGCCAATTCCCGAATGCTTCGACGACACAGTTCATCCCGACCAAACTTGCCGAGGATGCCATGGCCCGTCCTGCGCCTGCCAGGCACCGCATTGCTACAGCAATCGTCGGCGTGGATGTGGCGCGTTTCGGCGATGACGATACGGTGATAGTTACTCGCTTCGGGAAAGATGCGACGACACCCTTTGCGCGTTACCACGGTCTTAGCGGAGATCGAGTCATTGCCTTGGTCAAGGCAAAGATTAACGAGCTGTACCGTGAAGGATTCGAGCGTGTTTACGTGTTCCTTGATGAGGGGGGCTTAGGCGGAGCCATTGTGGACGTCCTACGAGCCGATGGGTTCCGGGAAGTGCGAGGCGTGAACTTCGGACAAGGTGCGGACGATCCCGAGCTTTACCCTTTCAAGCGCGAGGAGATGTGGGCACGCATGAAGAAGTGGCTTGAGTTTGGCTCCATTCCGAATGACCAGCAGTTGCTCGATGATTTGACCGGCATCGAGTTTGAATACAATATTAAAGGGCAACCGAAGCTGGAGTCGAAGGCAGACATGAAAAAACGAGGACTGCATTCGCCTGACGCGGCCGATGCCCTGGCGCTTACGTGGGCCTATCAAGTCCGTGAAGTGTCCGACAGAACCGTTGGCCCTGAGCGTGTTCGAGGCGGTGCCGATGCCCCTAGGAAGTTTGACCCCTTCGATTTGAAGTTCTGTACCCGACGATAACTCGTTGATTTAGAAAGAGAAAAATCCTGAACGCCCAAAAGTGTTCAGGATTTTTTATTTTCGGTGCGAAGATAGTGTAAAGCCCCGCGATGTTGACGCATCCGGGGCACGACAGATACCTGAACTTGAGGCGTATCCATGTACCGAATTTTATCAGAGCCAAAGGGCATAACAAGCGTGCTGGCGAAGAAAAATAAGAACAGATGGGAGAAGGTGTACGTGTTCGCGGTTTGCGTTGGCCGAATTGGCTATGCGCTGATCCCGTGGGCCTTTCTTTACGTGCTGTTGACTCTTTTCGGAGGGGGCGTCGTTGTTTGAGATTCGTGAACATACCTACCAAGAGATCGAGCAGTGTCCCGGCTTTCTCGATGTGGCAACGGAGTATCAGCAAGAGACACAGAACACGGCCATCGGTAACCCCAGTGTGCAGTTCGAACGGTATCGGGAGCTTGACAAACTCGGAAAGATTAAGTGCCTCGGGGCTTTCGACGGTAAGACCTTAGTCGGCTTAGTCGGCGTGATGTTTGCCCGCAGTCAGCACTATGCGTTCCCGATTGCCTCGATGGAGTCGTTTTATCTGCGAAAGGACTATCGCAAGGGGACAAATGGCTTGCGACTTATCAACGCGGTAAAGGACTTGGTGAGGCGAGAAGGAGCACCCGGCTTGGTCTTTATGGCGCCTCCCGGTTCAACTTATGACGTGTTGTGCGAGAAGCTCGGTATGGCGCACACACATAACGCTTGGTGGTGCAAGGTATGAAACTTGTTGCAGCGAAAAATTCGATTCCTGCGTGCTCCGAAGCGAGTAAGGAAATCTTCTCTCGGGCCATCGAGCGCTTTAAGGAGTTGCCGCAAACAGATGTACGAACAGAACATCACTTACACGCCGGTGTCTACTCACGCACCATCTTCATACCGAAAGGCACACTGATTATCGGTGTAGAGATGCAATGTGCCACGCAGTTGGTGCAGTACGGCCACGGGTTTTTTACGGACGGTAACGGCACTAAGGAGATGCACGGATATCTCGTCATGGAAGGACTTCCGCATCGACAGTGTGCATTCCTGGCCACGGAAGATACGTGGGCCACGATGTTCTTTGCGACGAAAGCAAAGACGGTTGAAGAGGCCGAGAAAGAGTTTTGTAGTGATCCGGCTCAGTTACTAACAAACCGAAAGGAGAAGAAAATATGTCAGGGGTAGCAGTTGGAATCGCCGCGGTAGCAGCCGCCGGAGCCTCAATTTACTCTTCCGAAAAGCAGTCGAGCGCACAGAAGAAAGCAGCGCGCATGCAGGCCCAAACGGCGCGCGAACAGTTCAACCGCGACGAGCAGAACTTCAATCGACAAAACCAAAACAAGGTCGATATGGAATCTTTGCTTGCCGGCGAGAGCGCAGGCCTTATGGGCGATGCCGGCGGGACCATGATTACGGGTCCCCAGGGCGTTGACCGTAACAAGATGAACCTTGGAAAGAGTTCGTTACTCGGAGGCTAGTTATGCCGGAGAAGGACCTTCGCACACGGTGCATGTCCCGTTGGCAGGACTTGGACACTGAGTTCTCCAGTTGGCGTGGCCATTATCGGGAAATCAGTAAGGTACTGCTTCCGCGTTCCGGTCGCTTTTTGCCGACGGAGAACAATCGCGGAGACCTTCAGCGGTACAACGACATTTACGACAATACGGGTACGCGAGCCTTGCGCACCTTAGCCGGCGGCATGATGGCAGGCATGACAAGTCCTGCTCGCCCATGGTTCAGGCTTACGACAATGAACCCGGAGCTCGATGAAGCCTATGCCGTTAAGGTGTGGATGGGCAAAGTCACGGCCCTTATGCAGATGATCTACAACAAGTCCAATATCTATCGGACGTTGCAGATGTCGTATGAAGAGCTTGGGGCTTTCGGCACGAGCGCGGCAATCGTCCTTGATGACTACGAGAAGGTCATCCACTGCATGCCTTTGACCATCGGCGAGTACCGCATTGCAACGGGTCCGCGCGGGAACATCAACACGCTTTATCGGCAGTTCCGCATGACGGTGGCTGCGCTTACCGAGGAGTTCGGGTACGAACACCTTTCTCGCCAAACGAAGCAAAGGTACGACAACGGTAAGTTCGACGACTGGGTGACGGTTGTCAACGCGATTGAGCCTCGGGACTATCGGGACTTACATAAGCGCGATTCTAAGAACATGCCTTACCGGAGCGTGTACTTTGAGATGGGAGCACGGGATGACGACGGAATCCTCAGAGAGACGGGCTTCCGACAGTTTCCCGTGCTTGCCGCCCGCTGGTATGTGACAGGGGGCGATATCTATGGAACGTGTCCGGGCATGGAGGCGTTGGGCGACCTTCGCCAATTGCAACAGCAATCGTTGGCCAAGTCTACGGCCATTGCCTTCCAAGCCAATCCGCCGGTGGTGTTGCCTGCGGATTTGAAGAACAACGGTGCCGATTTACAACCGGGCGGAAGCATCTGGGCAGACAACCCGGCGCAGGCGCAAATGGTGCGTTCGGCATTCGATGTGAACTTGCGTTTGGACTACCTCACGCAAGACATGGCCGACGTGCGTCAGCGTATCGACCAGGCGTTTTACAAAGACATCTTCATGATGCTTGCCTCGGGCAAGGACCGCATGATGACGGCAACGGAAGTGGCCGAGCGGCATGAAGAAAAGATGCTCATGCTCGGCCCTGTTCTTGAGCGACTCAACGCCGAACTTTTAGACCCCCTGATTGCCCTGACCTTTGACCGGCTTGTGCAGGCGAACCTCTTGCCGCCTATCCCCGAGGAGTTACAAGGGCAAGAGCTTAACGTTGAGTTTGTGTCCATTCTCGCTCAGGCACAGCGTGCGATTACGACCAATGCTATTGACCGCTTTACGCAGAACCTAGGCGTGCTGGTGCAGTTCAAACCGGAAATTGCGGACAAGTTCAATTCTGATTATTGGGTTGACTATTACGCCGATGCTTTGGGCATCGACCCGCAACTCATCGTATCGAGCGACCAGGTGGCTTTAATCCGTCAGCAACGTGCGCAGGCGCAACAGCAACAGGCCCAGATGGAGCAGATGCAACAGCTCTCCGAGATGAGTAAAAACCTTTCCGGACAGACTCCTGTTACTCCGTCAAATGCCGAGCTGATGAATCAGTTTGCCGGGTACTAGCCAAAAGCGTTCAAGATTTAAAAAAAAGAATGGGATGATTGTGCTATGGACAACCTAAAAGAACTTCTCTTACGTCGCACGAAGCAGGGAGAGTCTGTCGGTGTAGAGCGCCAAGATAAGAGTGCCGAGGCGGACGAAGACTTGCTTTGGTTGGCCAAGCAGCCGAGAGGGCAGCGCTTCTTAAAGCGCTTGTTCCGGATTACGTGCTTCATGGACAACACACTTGAGACGTTGCGAACCGACGAGGTCCACATGCCTTATCGGTTGATGTACATGGAAGGTCTTCGGTCCGTTGGCTACAGAATCTACAAGGACCTTAAACGAGTCGCTCCGGATATCTGTGGGAAAGTGTTAATCGAGCCTGAGGAGAAAGCTCATGGATGATTTGAATAACCAAGGCGGCGCACAGGCGCCTGTACAAGAACCCCAAACACAGGGGGCACAGAACCCCGCTGTGTCTCCTAATCCGGCAGAGCCGGCAACGACGCCTCCGTCCACAGCGGGGGTTGAAGACCCGATGGCGGCGGCTGCGCAAGCTCAAGCGCAACCGCAGGGTGTCGAGGACCCGATGGCCGCTGCTGCGAAGGCGCAGGCCGGTGGAGCACAGCAAGAACCCACAGGAGCGCCTGAGAAGTATGAGGCCTTCAAGATGGGCGACAGCACGCTTTCGGAAGAGACGACGGCAGCGTTTGCTGAAATTGCAAAGAAACATAACCTGAGTCAGGAAGATGCTCAGGAGTTTGTAAACACATTTGCTCCTGCTATCCAAGCTCAAGTGCGCGGATACCAGCAGCAGTGGTTGGAAGCTTGCCGAACCGATAAAGAATTGGGCGGTGAGCACTTTAATGAGAACATGGCCGTCGCCGGTGCCGGGTACCGTGCCTATGCCGACGAGGACCTTCGGGCCGTTATTCAAGCGAGCGGCTTGAGCCGACACCCTGCAGTGGTGCGGCACTTCTATCGCTTAGGGAAGAACCTACAGCAGGACAAGGGTGTAGCCGGCGGTGCCTCTGCTCCCGCGCCTGTTCGTCAGTTGTACCCGAATTCCGGAATGCTTCCGGACTTGAAGTAAGGAGCCTTTTGTATGGCAGTAATTTCTACTCTTTACCCCACGCTTGCAGATATTGTTTCGCGTGCGGATGCGAGCGGCCGCATTGATACGTCCATTGTCGAGATGCTGACAGAAACCAACGAAATGTTGGATGACATGGTGTTCTTGCCGGCCAACGGTGTAACCGAGCACGTCACGACGGTGCGCGTCGGCTTGCCGAGCGCCACATGGCGCAAGCTCAACTACGGCGTTAAGCCGAGTAAATCTAAGACCAAGAAGATTAAAGATTCTCTTGGTTCGCTTGAAGCTCTGGCTCGGGTTGATAAAGCCCTTGTCGATTTGAACGGAAACACGGAATCCTTCCGTCTCTCGGAAGAGTCCGCGTTTATCGAAGCAATGACACAGCAGATGCAGCAGGCGGTTATCTATGGTGATAGTTCCATCGATCCTGAGAAATTCATGGGCTTACAGGCGCGGTTTAATGACAAGTCGGCTGAAACCGCCGTTAACGTTATTGATGCCGGCGGTACGACTGCACGTTCCGGAAAACTCGCCTCCATGTATCTCGTTTGTTGGGGACCGCGTACGGTCTTCGGTCTGTATCCGAAGGGTTCGACAGCGGGCCTCTCGATGCGCGACCTCGGCGAAGAGCCGGCGCTCGATGATGACGGCGGCGAATACCGAGTCCTCAAAACCCACTACAAGTGGAACATGGGCCTGTGTGTGCGCGATTGGCGTTACATCGTCCGTATCGCGAACATCGACCTTGAGAATCTGAAGATCAAACCGGATCCCGATAAGGAGGATACGGATGGCAAGGTGCTCATCGACCTGATGACGGAAGCCTTGGAGAAGATTCCGCATCCGACAGGCCGTATGGCTTTCTACTGCAACAAGGACGTTCGCACGTTCCTCCGCAAGCAGATTCGCTACGCCGCTAACGTGAACATCACGATGAGCGAAGTCGCGGGCAAGGAAGTCGTGTCGTTCGACGGTGTGCCGGTTCGTCGTGTTGACGCTCTCGCCAATACCGAGAAGCGCTACACGCCCCCGTCTTAATCATTAAAGGAGATGTTTCATGATTATTGATAAGGCTTTGGAATTGGCAGACAAGCAGTCGCTTACGGCGGCCGCGGCCTCTACCAACACGATTGACTTCGGTGCGGATAAACCCGATCCTAATCTGGATTTCGGTAACGGCCGTTTGGCTTGTGTTTTCACGGTCAATACCGACGTCACCGGTGACGTTATCTTCAAGCTCCAGGACTCTGCTGATGGCACGACGTTCGCCGATATCTCGGCGACGTCTCCCGGTACGTTTAAGAGTCCGAAGGCAGGTACGAAGGTTGTCCTTCCCATTCCGGCGCACATTCGTCGGTATCTGCGTGCGAACTTCGCTGCGGATACGGCGACAAGTGCTACGACTATCAGCGCGGGCAAGGTCAGCGCTCACGTGGTTTGGGGCTGGGACGACAACGTTCCTCCCAAGGGCAATCCGCTCTAAGGGAGCACCCCCTTAGACGTACTGTAACCAGGGGATGCTCCGACGGGGTGTCCCCTTTTTCGCAATAGGAGAGAACATGGAGCTTGTATCGATTTACAACCTAGCGCTTTCGCATATCGGCGAAACAGCGGCAACGACTTCGCCTGACGAGCAGAGTGAGGAACGAAAAGCCTGCGAAGCTTTCTATCCCATTGCGAAAAATAAGTTACTTGAACTGTACGACTGGAGTTTTGCTTCGCGCACGGAGCCCTTGGCAAAACTTGCTGAAACGGAAACGTTCGGTTGGCACGGAGCCTATGCGCTTCCGGCTAACTGTCTTCGTTTGCAGTTCTTGCGAGATGCAACACGCATCCGTCCGTCTTTGTACTTTCCGATTGACCGAGATTACGAGGTCCGAGCCAAGGGCACCGGGCGCATTCTTTACACGGACTGTGAGAACCCGGTCGTAGGCTTTATCGCCGGCGACACGCCTGAGGCGCTCTTTTCCCCGTCTTTTTCAGACGCCCTGGCGTGGTTGCTGGCGACCTACATTGCAGGTGAGCGCATCAAGGGTAAAGAAGGCGCAAGCTTTGCGCAGACTTGCCAGCAGCGCTACCTGCAAGCGCTGACACAGGCTAAGACCTTGGATGCCTCGATGATGCAAGTACACGTGCCGTACAAAGCACCGTGGATGAGGGCACGCTAATGGCTATTCGTGTTTTACAAAATGCGTTTAACGGCGGAGAAGTCGCGCCGTACCTATACGGGCGTATCGACGACTCGAAGTTCCAGATGGGTTGCGCAACGCTTAAGAACTTTATCTGCCGAGTACAAGGGCCTGCAGTTCGTCGTACGGGCTTTGCGTTTGTGGAGCAAACGAAATACGGCGACCGAAAAGTTCGTCTGATTCCGTTTCGGTTTAACTCCGACCAAACGTGTGTCATCGAGCTCGGCGACCACTATGCACGCTTTCACTCGTACGGGCTGACGGTGTATCGAAACGGCGCCATTCACGAAATTACAACGCCCTACGATGCCGCTGACTTAGACGAGATTGAGTATGCGCAGTCGGCAGACGTAATTACTTTGGTGCATACGAAGTATCCGCCGCAGGCATTAGCGCGCCATTCGGATGCAACCGGCGTTTATTTCACGATAACGCCGATTCAGTTTTCGATACCCATTGCTTCTCCGACGGACGTAACGGCTACGAACACGTACACCGGCAAAACCGGGGAGGGTATTAACCCGACTCGCTACAAGGTCTATTACGTTGTTACGGCGCTCAAAGACACGAACGACGGAACGATTGAATCGACGGCAAGTACAAAGGCCGAGGTCCTTTGCAATCTGTTCCTGGACGATTCCTCGAACACGATCACGTGGACAGTGGTACCTAATGCGGACCGCTACCGTGTGTACAAGACGTATTCCGGCCTTTACGGCTATATCGGCGAGACAGAGGCCACAAGCTTTGTTGACAACAACAAAGAGGCCGATGACGGCATTACTCCGCCCAGGTGGGACGACATTTTTAACCAAGCGGGCGGTATTACGTCCGTCACGGTGACAAACGGCGGCTCCGGTTACTCAACGCTCGACGGAGGTCTGGCAACGCTTACGGGGCTGAACATTGTGATGCACTACAACAATAAAGGCGGCTACAGTCCGCCGAGTGCTCCTAAGTTCGAGATTTACGATGAGAAGCAGCTTGGCTATGGCGCAAAAGGAACCGTTGTCTACACGACGACGCACGATACATATGATGATGTGGACGGAGAAACGGTCACAGATTATTGGATCACTATTGACGGCATTCGCATAACGGCTCCCGGCACCGGCTACAGTAAGCCGAAAGTGCGTATAGAGACACTGCGCAAGGGAACCGGATGGACTTCCTTTCAGGACGCATGGCTTATCCTGAGTGGAAAAGATACTTGGTCAACCTTCGACATGCCGTTCGCCTCCGGAATTCCGTCGGTCGGCATTGTCGACCCGACAGGTTCAGGTGCAGAGCTCAAAGCCATTGTTGCCGCTAACGGCACGGTTAGTGGTGTTCGCATTATCCGCGCCGGTGCCGGCTACACAAACCCCACTGTGATCATTAGTACGACGCAGGGCAACGGAAGCGGTGCCACAGCTACTGCAGAAGCCGGCAAGGCAGGGGACTACCCGGGTGCCGTCGGGTACTTTGACCAGCGCAAGATTTATGCAGGAACGGTGTTACGCCCCCGCATGATGTGGCTATCGAGTCCGGGGACGGAGACGGATTTTTCATATCGTATTCCTGTACAGGACTCCGACCGCATTAAATTCAACGTGGCGGCGCAGGAAGCAGGGCGCATTAACCACCTGATTCCGTTAAGCCAACTCATCACGACAACGCCGAGCACCGAGTTGCGTGTGCAGTCGGTTAACTCCGACGCCTTGTCGCCTACGTCGTTCTCCGTCAAACCCCAAGCGTATGTGGGCGCAAGTCAGGTACATCCGCAGGTGCTTAACTCCGTGATGCTGTATGTCGCCGAGCGCGGCTCCCATATTCGTGAGTTGGGGTACTCGAACCAGGCAGGGGGCTTTACAACAGGCGACTTGTCCGTGCGTGCAACGCATCTATTTGATAGCGACAAGGTTATCGATATCGCCCTGGCGAAGGCCCCCGATCAGATTCTTTGGGCGGTCACTCGTTCCGGGCGCTTGCTCGGGATGACCTACATGCCCGACCAGAACGTGGCAGGTTGGCACCGGCACGAGACAGACGGAACGTTCGAGTCCATCTGCGTTGTCCCGGAAGGCGATGAGGATATCCTTTATGCCGTCATCCGTCGCACGATTAACGGCTCTGCTGTCCGTTACATCGAGCGCATGTCCGAGCGGGCCTTGGCTCCCCTTGAGGACTCGTTCTTTGTCGATTGCGGAATCAAGAAGACCTACGAGACGGAGACAACGTCCATTACGGGGCTGCTCCCCGTGGCAGGTAAGACCGTCTCTATCCTCGCCGACGGCGGTGTGTTGCCGAATCAGACAGTAAGTGCCACAGGCACCCTGACGCTTCCTGTCGGCGCCAAGAAGGTCATTATCGGTTTGCCCTACGTGTCCGACCTGCAGACGCTTCCTGCTGCATACCAAGCACAGGACGGCTCGTACGCCCGTGGGCACATCAAGAACATCAACAAAGTGTGGGTTCGTGTGTATCGGTCAAGCGGTATTTTCGCCGGTCCCACATTCGAGTCGTTAAGCGAGCGCAAACCGCGTCAGAACGAGGCATACGCAACCGCACCTGAATTGACAAGTGACGAGGTGGAGTTGGCGATTACGCCCGCATGGCAACGCAACGGACAGCTTTGCATCAGGCAGACGTATCCGCTTCCGCTTATTGTCGTCGGAATAACGGCGGACTTCGCACAGTAAGGAGAACAAGATGGCATTAACTTTCGGCGGCTCTCAAGTCATTCTTCCCAGCGGATTCTCCGGCTTGGGCACAGGAGGCACGGCGCTCCCGTTCGGTGGCTCCATGGTCACGATGTCGCCTGAGACGCTGCAGGCATGGGGGCTGAGCGCGCCGGGCACAACAGCCGTTGCAGGCGGCGGCAGTGCAGGTTCCGGCGGAGCAAGCGGAGGCATGCTCGGCAACATCGGTATCGGAGCCTCTATCGGCCAGGCTATCGGTGCGGCTGTCGGAGCGTTTATTAACGCCAAGGCAACAAGCTACGTACTTGAAAAACAGGCGGAGATAAACCGCATTAACCAAGGGCGTATGCAGTTAGGCTACGAGAGTGCCTTGCGCGCAGGCGAGTCTCAGATATCCAAGGTGACACGAGAGGCCGGGGCAATCAAGGCAAAGCAACGCACCGCGATGGCGGCCAACGGTGTGTCTCTCGGTCAGGGTTCGGCGGCCGAAGTTGCGGCTTCAACAGAAGTGAACAAGAAGCTTGACGTGAAGAACATCCAGGCGAACGCCTTGGCCAACTCATGGGGCTACTCCACACAGGCCGCACAGTACGGCATGCAAGCAAATATGCAAGTGATGGGCGCAGGCTATCAAAACGACACGGCTGTTTCCCAAACAATTTCTTCTGGCTTGGAAGCTATCGGCACGGTTGCTGACCGCTGGTACTACTACAACAGGTGATATATGGCAGTTGTCCCTACTTATGAATCGAAAGTAACGCTTCAGGCAAACAACGGCGGAGGCGCAAATACTCCGCTTGACGTCTCAAAGATGTTCCCGGCTACAAAGCCTGACTTCTCCAAGGTCGGCGTGGCCTTGATGAAGGCGCAAGACAAGATGGACAAGGCCCGAGTTCTTGAGTACAAGAATGCGATGCTTCAGTACGTCTCCGACCAGACCTATGGTGATAACGGATACCTAAAGCAATTGGGTAAGAACGCTCTTGCCCAAGATGAGCAAGGGAACGGACTTGTACAGCGTGGCATCATCGGATATGACAAGGCTTCCGACGAGTGGTTCAAGAACAACAACCTCACACCTCGGCAGATGAAACTTGCTAAGGAGGAGGGGTTCAGTGTGCGCCTACAGTACCAGAACGGCATGGGCTCACACGTCCTTCAAGAAGGAAAGCGTTACCAAATCGAGCAATGCGAGACGGCAACAGCTAATGCTATCAATGCCGGACTTCTGGCAACGACGCCCGAGGGCATCGGTGAGGCGTACGGACAGCTTCGGCAGGCTGTCAAGACAGCCGATGATATTCTCGGTCGAGATGGCGACATGGCGACTATCGCCATGAAAACGAGTACATCGAAGTTCTGGCAGGCGCGTTTTACCAAAGAGTTACTTACAGCTGACAAGGATCCTATTGGCGGATACCAGCGTGCTAAGGCGATTCTCACATCCCGGCATAAAGACATGGATGCCGCCACAATCCTTGACTGCCAAGCGAAGTTGCGTGAGCTTGAAGCCAATAGTGCTCTGGCAAACGTTCTTAATAACTTTAAGGGAGTGTCTGCGTTATCAGACATACCGGGGGTTAAAGAAATCTCCATGGGTTCGACCAATGCGAAACGCCTGCCGAAGGACCTTATCTTCCAAGGGCTTGTCGGAAAGAACACGCAATCAGACGGAGTGAACGTCTCGCGTTATGCGAACGGAGGGTATGGCATCAGCGGACTTCGCATGGAGGACATGCTCAAAACCGTCAAGGCTGACCCGTCTTTGAACCCGGATAAGTTGAGCGAGAAAGCGCTCAAGAATAAGTTCATCGTAGACCGCGTCTTTAACTACACGGTAGGCACGACGCGCTTTGCCATGCTCACTGAAGCCTATGGGGACGGCGAGAAGGCGGCGGTTGCCTATCAGCTGGGCGATGAGAAGGTCGATGAGGCTGTGAAACTTGCTACGAAAGACGGCAAGCCTGAGCAGTGGATGGATTACGTAAAGGGTGACACAGCCAATGTCAAGAAAGTTTTAAAGGAAGTCCGGGAGTCCCAAGAGGGCGTCGTCCGCGGTTCGGACGGCAAGATTCTCGACCCGTGCTCGGCGGATTACATCGAGAAACTCTATCCGCTTCGTACGGACGAGCAGTTGACAGCATTCATTGAAACGTATGCCGGAGGGTACATTAAACGTAACCCCATGGCTAAAGAGCAGTTTCTTAGCCGACTTCGGGCGCAGGACGTAACCGAGCTTGCTAACAGGAAAAAGCAGTACCAGCAGAATTTCTATGCTTGTGTCACAACCGCGCAAAACGGTCAGGACATGCCGGCGGAAAACTACAACGCATTGCCGATTAGTGCGCAGCGCTGGGTACAAAAACTCAAGGATAAGCGCGCCATGGGTGACGGTACGCCCGACTACCGTGCCTACCAGCGTTACAAACTCAACCCTGAGCTTATGGTGGATATGCCTGAGGACGACTTTAATACGTTCGTGCTTCCGCTCATGGGCGATAAGGCCGAGGAGATTTCCATACTTCGTAATGCCTGCAGAGAGTCCCGCGGCATGTCTCTTGACCAGAGGTACCTTAACAACATCAAAGTTGCGGGCGGACAGTACGACCGTAGTTTCAGTCCGACTCCCGAAGTACTGAGAGGCTCGATTAGTCGAGTGTTTCGCCTGGGCAAGGCCCTGACAGGCACGCCACGAGACAACGGTTTGTATTGGCGCATGATAACGCTCGTCACTGCGGAGGCGCAGAAGCGTTCTCGCTATTCGAGCACGGGTAAGGCACAACCCCTGGAAGGGATGGAGTTGGACCTTTTCTTGCAGAAGCAAAAGGATCAAATGACTGCGGAAGGCATTGTGCCAATCAGCATGCCTCTTTCAAATGTTCCCAACCGAAATGCACAGGACGCCAAGACAGTAACTCAAGGGATTGCCGATATGCTGACGGCGCAACGCTCAGGTCGCAATATTCCTAGCACAGTCGACCAGCGGGAAATGGTGTGGGGTGCCCTTTGCTCCGGGCTTCTGCCCGAGGGGCTGCACATTACCCTCGACGAGATTCGGAGCAGTTTCTACATTAATCCGAAAATGCGCAACGAGGCTGAAGCTCAGCTCACGAAAGAAGGGTGTGCCATTACACCGGCAAGCCTTCTTAATCGGTATGTCCTGCTGTGTTGCGGCTGGACTCCGCAAGGAGGCGGTTTGCCTTTTGAGTTCGGTGCATCTGCCCCGCAGCCCCAGACACAGATACAGACCTACGATTGGGAGTAGTTAAATGGACATGACGATTAGTGCCGGAGATAACTTTGCGACCTCCTTAGACCCGAATGCTCGTCCCAAGGAAGAGGTGCCGCCCATTGGCCCCACACCTGTTACGTCCTCAGCTCGCTATAACTATACGCAGTCTGTTGCTTCGGGAAAGACTCCCGAGCAAGCGGCCGCCGACTCCAAGCTCGGAGCAGCCACCGGGGTCAGCCCCGAAGTCCTCGCCGGCATGGACGCCCAGGGGCGTGCCGAACAGCAGGCCAAGACGATTAATTGGGACAAGATGCAACAGGAAAGTCCTGTCCTCTTGCAGATGATGAACGATCCTACGTTCGCTGCCGAAGTCAGTTCCGACCCTCGTGAGGCAGGCCTGTGGGAGCGCCTTTGGTGGAAACTTGCCCCCGCTCCGAATCGGCAAAGCGCACGCAACACGTATGCTAGAGGAGGATATGGACTTCTTAACTCCTTACCGATTTTCGGCAATAGCGCTGTTCTGGAAGATTGCCGTGCAGAGTTACAAAGCATGGACGATGCGACGCAGGCCCTGAAAGCCGGCAAGACAGTTGCCGAAGTGTTCGGCTCGGAAGAAGACCCCACGGGCGAGGGCGCCTATGCTCGCTTTGTCTCTCATGGTGAAACACGCAAGAAAGAGATTATGCAGCGCATGGCCAAGGCAGCAACTTCCATGGCGTGGGCCAATAACATGCGTAACCTCTTTCCGTACTTTTATGAGACGCAAGCCCTCTTCCAAGCAGACACTGCCAAGGAAGCGTTCGGCATTTTTGCAAAGTACCCGTTGGCTATTGCGTGGGACTTAAGTGTTGAGAACCTTGTGCAACAGTCTCCGCAGTTGGCGGCGCTTGCCGTAGGTGCGGCAGCAGGCGGTACAGGCGCGGCGGCGCTCGGTCAAGGACTCGTCTCGTACAACATGGAGTTCGGGTCACGCATGGCCGATGCCATGACCGAGCATGGTTTAAACCCCAACGATGCCAAGGACATCCTGCGCTGGTACGGCTCCAATGAGTTTAAGCAGCAGTTCGAGAAAGAGCGTGCCAAGGTGCGCGATGCGGCCGCAGCCGTTGCCGCATGGGACGCGGCCGCAGGCGGGCTTGTCACGAAGACTCTTGTCCCTAAAGGCTTTATGGGCATGGGGGAGCGTGCATCGAAGATTGGCAACGTGGGCGTGCAGTCGCTTCTGCAAGGCGCAATGGGCGGCGCAGGCGAGGCGTCGGCACAGTACGTGACTGAGGGCAAAATCACAAGCTGGCCTGATATCGTGGCTGAAGTTGCAGCCGAGTTCTCCACAGGGCCGGTGGATGTGGCTGCCGCTGCATTCGGCCGTACTACCGAAACGCGCGCCAAGGCAGCCTTGGCGCAAAAGTTCGCACAGCACACAGCGCAATTGGAGCAGTACGCCAAGGTTTCTCCCTTACTGGCCAATGACCCGGAAACCGCCGCTGAGTACGTCAAGAACATCAAGGCACAAACACAGTTACCGGATTTGTACGTCGATGTGCAGTCGCTCCACCAAAGCGGCCAAGATGACTTGATTGCCGGTGCATCGCCCGAATTAGCCGAGCGTTACCAGCAAGCGCTTCTTAAGGGCGAATCGATGAAGGTATCGCCTGAAGAATTACTCACGGTTCTTGCACCCAGGGACACGAACAACGCCTTGGCGGAAGTCGTGCATCCTGAAGGCATGCCCTCTTTAGTGGAGGCGCAAAGCCTTGAGCAAACGGCTGCGCAGGAAACATCGGAGCGCTTAGCGCAGACGCTTGAAGGCGTCACGGGCGACTTTGCCACAAGTTCTGCGAACGTCGGCAAGCAAATCGAGACGATGCTCAATGAAGCTTATGGCGAGAATACGGATGTTAAGACGGGAGGCATGTCTAAGAGCGCACGGCAGATTATGACGACGTACCTGCAGACGCTGTTTTCTACAGTGGCTAAGGACCTTGGCGTTTTGCCCGAGCAGGTGTTCGCCGAGTACGGACCTAAGTCGGTGCTGACGCCTGCGGATGCGACACGCACGGCAGACGGCAAGTTACAGGTGACGTCCGATAGGGCGAAGCAAATATTTTCCAAGGGTACGAATTCATCGTACGCTTTCGGGATGCCTGTGCCTGAAGAGTTCGGACCTGTGCTAACGCAGTTTGCCGGTAAGCCCAAAGAAGCCCTGGCGGAACTTCGCAAACGTAAGACAGGTGCCGCAACGGGTGTGTATACATTCCAAGGTAAACCTGTTGGTATTTGCTATGGAAAACCTGGTGACGCTAAGAACGACTTTAAGGGCGGGTATGGCTTGTCGCATATTGATGCCAAGCATCCGGGTGTTGCTGACAAACTCCAGGAGATATTGGATAACTCGCAAATAATGCAAGGTAGCACAGACACCCGACTTCGCCTTTGGGATGGGAAGCATGCTGTCGGCATCGCACTGGCTTGGGCAGGAGATAAAACTGCGGGATCCTGGGTTGTTACCGCTTATATAGATTCCCGGCGGGGCTCGAAGATGAAGCCTCTTGCCCCCGATACATCTGTTCGCCCTATCGAGGAGGCTTTGCCCGCGAGCGGCGAATTATCGCCCGCACAAGAGTCTATGGATACTTTAGCAGACGCGAACGAAAGTTTCCAAAAGGACATCAATTCGCTATCACAAGGCACAATTGGTGAATGGTTCCCGGATGTCCGTGCCATTGCCACTTGGACAGGCGCCAATCGCTCGACGTTCCTGCACGAGACGGGGCATATGTTCCTGGATATGCGCACCAGGATTGCCGTAAAGCTTAAGGCAAAGAAGGACTCGGGCGTAGAACTCACTAAGGGCGAACAGCACTTGCTCGATTCCCTCGAAGCGACTATGAAGTGGCTCGGCACCGACCTTGATTCCTTCTCCAAGATGAGCGTCGATCAGCAACGTCCGATGCACGAGAAATTCGCGCGCACGTACGAGGCGTACGTCATGGAAGGAAACGCTCCGAGTTCGGCTTTAACGAAGATCTTCCGGTCGTTTTCTGCATGGCTCCGCGGTGTGTACCGCCTGGTTTCCAACATTCCTGAAGCGGAAATCAATCCCGAGGTCCGAGAGCTTTTCGACACGCTGCTCGTCTCGTCTTCCGAGGTGGAGACAGCCCGTTTGCGCCGTGCGCAGTTCGAGCGCTACAACGATCCGCAGGTAGCCGCCATTGCTCAAGAGATGGGAGAAGACTTCGCAGGCCTCGTGCAAGAGAGCTCCGAGACTGCCGTAGACGATTTACAACAGCGCTTGCAGAAAGCAAGTCGGCGTATCGCAAAAATGCGCCAGGGCAAAGTCGAGGAATTGACCGACGAAGCGCAGCGCATCTACAACGAGATTGTCGACCGCATCTGGCAGGAAGTCATGGCTTCGCCTGAGTACCGGGCGTACGTGGCGCTTACAGAAGGTATTAACGGCATTAAGCCCAAACTTACAAAGAAGGACTTGGAAAGCATCGAGCCGAAACTTACATCGGCGCAAATCAAGATGCTTGAAGATGCCGAGATGGTCGGTACCAATCCCCGTGGTGTCAGTGCCAAGATGGTGGCCGAGAAGTACGGCTACGATTCGGTTAACGCCTTGGTGTTTGCTCTGCTAAAGCTCGGAGACCCTACGCAACACGTATTCGATTTGGCCACAACCGAGATGCTGGAGCAACACGCAGAGCTCGCTTCTCCCGAATCCATCGAGCAAGCTGCCGATGCAGCCATCTTCAACGATGCGCGTCTGCGCATTCTCTCCATCGAGGCCATGGCCTTTAACCGTGCTCTCGGGAAGAAAGGCGACGTGCTGACGCAAATCCGAGAAGGTGCAAAAACAGCCGTCGGTCAAATACACCTGGCGGATATGTCTAAGGAACATGCCCGGCATGCAACCGAAGCCGCACGTAACGCCCGGGAATCGGAAGCGGCACGAAGCAAGGGCGACATTAAAAACGCAGCGGCGGCCAAGATTCGTGAACTCTACCAGGCGGCACTCGTGCGGGTTATCACGGTTCGCCGTCGGGAGATCGGACAGGCCCTTAAATTCTTTAAGAAGTTCAAGGGCGTCACGACGCTAAAGACGTGCGATACGCAGTACCTGATGGCGATTCAGCACGTCCTAGATAAAGTCGGTATCGCCAAGTTCCCCGATGCCGGAGCGAATCAACGTCAGTCTTTGGCCGCATTCTTGAACGACCTTAATACGGCGGCTTCTCTTGAAGATGCCGAAGTCAAGGGCATCGACATTGATTCGGACTTCGTTGCGAAAATCGATGCCGGAGAACTCACGCTCGACCGTATGACATCGGACCAATTCGAAGTCCTCAATGAGCTTGTCCACGAGCTTTACACGCTCGGCCGCAACGTAGCGAGCATCGAGGTCGAAGGGCAGCGTGTTGCCTTGGAGGAGGCTCGTGCAGACTTAGCCGAGGGCATCGAGGAGCACGCAAGCAAGCGCGGCAAAAAGCCCTTGGATAACTACGAGAAAACCGGAAAGCTCACGCAGATTAAAGAACAGCTACATCGAATCGGACTCTCGCATCGCCGCATTCCGTCGCTCTTTAACTGCATGGAAGGCGTTATGCCCGGGTACGGGCGGTTCTTCAAATACATCACACGTAAGTTTGATGAATGCGGAAACCGAGAAAGTGCACTAAAGAACGAGATTACGAAAGCGCTGTTCGAGGCCTTAGAGCCGATGTTCAAAGACTTGGCCAAAACAAAACCGCGATTCTACGGAAGTCTCGGGCTGAGCTTTACCAAACAGCAGATTTTCGTCATGGCCCTTAACATGGGTAACGAGGGCAACATCCAACGCTTGGTCGATAACTCCAACGGCTGGAGCTTCATGAAAGGCAAGAAACTCACACAAGCCGATGTCTTGAGCCTTATCCAACAGACGTTGACGGCCGATGAGCTTAACCGTGTTCAAGCAGTTTGGGATTTGTTCGCTACCTTACAAAAGGAAGTCGAGGCCAAAGAAATCCGCATGCGCGGAAGAGCTCCTGCATGGGTAACTCCGCAACCGATTACCATGGCGTCCGTCGACGGTAAGGTCGTGCAGCTGAAAGGCGGGTACTACCCGATCGTGTACGACCGCCTGGCAAGCTCAAGAGGGCAGGCCATCGACGCCTCCAAGGGGGTCCTCCAGGAGCTCAAAGGCGTACAGGGCCAGGCCTCCACATGGAAAGGGCACCTCAAGGACCGTGCTAAAAAAGTCGATATGAGCACACCGTTAACGCTCACGCTTCGCGGTGCGTTCGAAGGCTTTGAGAACACAATCCACGACGTGTGTTGGGACGAGTGGGTGACAGATACTCGGCGACTCTTCGGACGCAACAGCACGCTCGATAATGCTATCCGCGAATACTACGGCGCGGACACTGTCGCGGCCATTCGCCAATGGATTAAAGATACGGCGGTCGGTAAAAGCAACCAGGGGCGCATGGAAGATGGCATTGCGACGATGCTCCGCAAGAACATCTCACTTGTCGGTATCGGCTTTAACTTGGTAACGGCCGCTATCCAAATGGTTGGCATCACGCAGACGGTCGTGGCCCTCGGTGGCAAGTGGACCTTATCGGGTCTCGGAGATCTCGTGACTAAGGGCCCGATGGGCTCGTACAAGTTTGCTGCCTCCAAGAGCCTTCTTATCCAAGATCGTATCCGCACGCAATTCCGCGAAGTGGCCGAGATTCAGCGCTACACGGCAAGCGGCGGTAATAGGCTTTACGATGGCTTCGCTCGTATGGCCTACATGCCGGTTGCCATGGTGCAGATGCTCGTTGACTTACCGACCTGGATGGGTGCGTACAACAAGGCCTTAGCTGAAGGCAAGGCCGAAGCCGAAGCGGTGGCCATGGCCGACCGCATGCTCATCGAGGCGCAAGGCTCAGGTCGCTACCAAGACTTATCAGGTGTAGAGCGTGGCAATGCGTGGGTGCAACTTCTTACCGTGTTCTACACGTTCTTTAATACCACGTACAACCTTGCTCGTTTGACGATGGAAACCAAAGGCACGCTTGCGGCAGCTCGTGACTTGATGCTTCTTCTTGTAGCCCAGCCGGTTATCGAAACGTTCGTTCGGGAAGCCCTTAAGGTGCAACCGCCTGACGACGATGATGATGCGTATTGGGACCGGATGCAGAACGCCATGCTCGCAAACACAATCAATTTCAACATGAGCCTTTTCGTCGGTTTACGTGAGTTTGCATCGGCAGTTGACTTTGTTTCGGACACACCTGTGTTTAACTACCAAGGGCCGACAGGGTTTAAAAAGATTAACGATGTCGGTAGATGGGGTCAGAAGGCCATGAAGGAATGGAATAAGGAAAGCGGTGAGGAAATCGACCCTGCCTTCATCCGTCAGTCCGTCACGGTTTTCTCAGAAGTGTCAGGCGTCCCGATTCCTGTTGTGCCGGTCAATCGCTACCTGCGCGGCAAGCAGGCTATTGACGAGGGAGATACGACAGATTGGAAGGCCTACCTCTTCGGATACTCGAAACGCTAAAAAGCGTTCAAGATTTTTGGAAATAGGTGAGAAGATATGTTTAAGCCATTGCGAGGTTCAACATGACTGTAGCAGCAATTACCCGAAAAGCAGGACCCTTTATCAATGAGACACAGACGCCTCAAGTCGGTCCGTTCCCTTTCACCTTCAAAGTCTTTGCCTACAGCGACATCAAAGTAGTACGCTCGGAATCGGCAGACTTGGAAGGCGGTGCCGAGACGCTTGCGTACGGAACGGACTACACCGTCTCGATTGATTTGAGTAAGCAGGACACAGCACCGGGCGGCTCGATTACGTTAACCGGGAACGCGCAGACAAGCGAAGGTTCGCTTCTAATGCCGGGGTTTGCCTTGGCGATTCTCTCGAACGTGCCGTACTCCCAACTGACAAGCCTTACCAACTACGACCGCTTCATGCCGAGCGTGTTAAATGCCGTGCACGATCGAGCCGTGGCAAATATCCAGCAGTTGGTAGAACGCCTCGACCGTACCGTCTCGGTACCTGCTACATCGAGCCAAACGCCTGAAGAACTTGTCTCGAAACTACAGCATGCCGCAGACTCGGCAGAGCAAGTAGCAAGCAGTTTCGCTGCCCAAGCCGGCACAAGTGCGGCAGCAAGCGCTGCCTCCGCCACGCTTGCCGAGCAATGGGCCACCAAAACCGACGGAAAGGTCCAGGACATTGACTACAGCGCAAAGCACTACGCTCTGGATGCTCGTACAACCGCAGCCGAGTTACCTGCCAAAGAGCAGGCATTGGAGGCGCAGCTCACGGCTCACACCGACACACAGATTGCACGCATTGACGACAAAACGGATTCCGTGCTGGCGGTCAATGCCACGGGGTGCGCTGAGAAAACGTGGACGCTTACGGCGGACGTTGCAGCGAATACCGAAATCACGATTCCGGGCGGCATC